CCCAGACAATGGGTGGCTCTTTTGATTTAAGGGGTGGAACTGCACCTGAGCCAGTACAAGCCTATGTAGTGAGTGATGACATCACCAACAATCAAGACAAACTTGCTGCAATTAGAAGGAGAGCAACAATATAAAAATCAAATAAATATTAACTAAATCTATTATATAATATGCCTTGTAAAGAATGCGAAAACGGAAAATACAAATGGGGAAACACAGGAGAGTGTAAATATGACACTAAAGAAGCCTGTGAAAAAGCTAATCCTAAAAAATATAATAAAATGAAGCCAACACCACTAGGAAAGAAAACGTATGATGAATACGCTAAAGAATTAAAAGAATTTAACTTGAGTAAAGTTGAAAAGATTGAGTTGAGTTTAGTAAGTGAATTTAAAAGTGAGTACAACAAAGCAATAAAAAAATCTTTATCTTTAGGTGAAGAGGTCGCCGCCTTTTCTAGCAAAAAAAATGATTTAGAAAGTGAAGTTAATAAAAATATAAGCGATTTTGAAAAATTACAAAAACCTTATAATGCAATAGTAAAACAAGCAAAAGAATTGGGTATTAATATTAATGATGTTTTAGATGACAGACCAAATATAAGTCAAGATATTAAGTCAATGAAAGATGCTTTAAAACTACTAAAATAATATGAAAGAAACTAAAATAGTAGAATTAGTAATAGCAGATGATAGTCAAGAACTAGCTATTGATGCAATATCGCTAGTCAATTCTCCTGCAATAGAGCAAGACTTTGTATTTTTCGGAAAAGAAAAGAATAACTTGACATTTGCAAAGGTAGATGAGGAGAAAAGAATGTTGGTTAGTCCTGCACTTATACCTAACAAGCAGATATTTAGATATGATCCTAATACTGATTCGGAGTATTATGTGTACTTTAGTCCTGATACAGTACGTAAGGCTTCAGAGTTATATTTAAAACATAACAATCATCACAAAGCAACTTACGAACATCAAGATAGAGTGTCTGGTGTATTGACAGTTGAGTCTTGGATTAAAGAAGGCGATCAAGATAAGTCTAAAATGTATGGTTATGACTTGCCTAATGGAACGTGGTTTGTAAAGATGAAAATAAACAATGATGACTTGTGGCAAAAAATAAAAGAAGGAGAATTAAAAGGTCTTTCAATAGAAGGCTATTTTACTAATAAATTTGAGCAAATGCAAAGAGAAAATCCAACAACAGAACAAATACTATCAGCACTTAATGAGATAATACAAGAATCTAAAAAGACTGAACTAAAAGCAGAAAAGGTTGAGTTGGGTATTGCTGATGATGTAAAAAAAATAGAAAAAGAAGTTTTTAGTGTAGATGAAAAATTAATACTTAAAAATATTTTAGCACCATTAAGAAAAGGAATGTCTGAAATAAGTAAAATAGTGAAATTAGAAAACAAATTAGAAACATCACTAAAAAAAGCAAAAAGTCAATTAAAAGAATTAGGTGTTTCAGAAAAAAATATACCTTGGGTTGAAAGTGGCGAAAGCACATTAAGATACATAAATGATACTAAAAAGCTTTTAAAAACTTTAGAAAAAGCAGAAAACGCATTAGCAGTAAACTAAAAATCAAATAAATAAATAACTATTCTATTATATAATGAACACTAAAAAAGAAACTATGGACTTAAAAGAAAAAATACTCGTTGCTCTTGGATTAAATAAAGACAATGAAGTAAAATTAGCTTGGCAATCTAAAAGCGAGGATGGTACTATTTTCGTTTCTACTGCTGAGGAGTTAGAAGCAGGTGTAGACATTTCAGTTCTTACTGAGGATGGAACTACTATTTTATTGCCAGTTGGCACTTACAAAACTGAGGATGGAGTATCTTTCAGAGTTGAAACTGAAGGTATTGTTGCTGAAGTTATTGAATCAGAAACTGAGGAGGAGGTTGAAGCATCTGAGGAGGAATTATCAGAGGAATCTACTGAATTAGCAGAGGATGATGACAAAGAGGATTATGATGATGAAGCAGCAGTATATGACTGGGAAGGTATGGAAAAACGTATCAAAAACTTAGAGGATGCAGTAGCTGATCTAAAAAGAGATAAGGTTGGTGGTGATGATGAAGTAGAGGAGATGTCTGAGGAAACTCCAGAACCATCTACAAACCCTAAAACTATAAAAACTACTGAAGTAGTTGAATTTTCAGCAGAGGAGGAGATTGAAAAATTAAAAGCTGAGAATGAAGCGTTGAAAATTGAATTAGCAGAATCACCTGCTGATGCACCAGTAAACACAAATAAATTTAGTTCTGATAAACCTGTATTATCAAGAAAAGATTACAGAAAGTTAGACAGTAGAGCTAAATTCTTACACGATTTAAATAAATAAAAATAATAACTTAAAAACTAAAAAAAATGGCATTTAATGTAACATCAAATTTTGCTGGTAAGGCAGCTGGATTCTACATCTCAGCAGCACTTAAACAAGCAACATCATTAGACTATTTAACAACTATGGAAAATGTTAAGTATAAGTCTAATATTCAAAGAATGGCAGGAAGTACAGTAGTAAGAGATGCTACTTGTGACTTTACTGATCACGGAACTTTAGCTTTAACTGAAAAAGTTTTAGAGCCTAAGAACCTACAAATTAACATTGACCTTTGCAAGAAAACTTTACTTACGTCTTGGGAAGCGCTAGAAATGAGAGCAGGTGCAGGAGCTATGCCTCCAGTATCTTTCGAGGACTATGTAATCTCTTATATGGGAGAAATTATAGCACAAGCAACTGAAAACTCTATATGGAGTGGTGTTGCTGCAACTAATGGAGAGTTCGCTGGTTTCTTAGGAACAGCAACTGGTTACCTTCTACCTGGAGTAGATGCAACTGTAATCCAATCATCAGCTTCTGGTGCTTATACAGCAGCTAACATTATAGCTAACTTACAAACTTTAACTGCTGATATGGCAGCTAACGTACCAGCTGTATTAAGAAAAGAGGATTTACATATTTATATGAATCCTAAGACTTACGCTTTCTATGTGTCTGCTGTATCGACTTTAGGATATGTAAATGCTTACAATATGAACGGTGACTATGAGCCAGTATTTGAAGGGTACAAAATCGCAGTTTGTCCTGGAATGGTTGACAATCAATTAGTAGCTGCTGAGAGATCTAATCTTTTCTTTGGAACTGATTTATTATCTGATGCAACTAGAATCCAATTGATGGATATGAGCTTATTAGATGGCTCGGACAACGTAAGAGTAGTAGCTAGATACTCTGGTGGTGTTCAAACTGGAGTTGGTGCTGACATTGTTAGACAATCATAATTAACCTAATTAACAGAAGTGAGGGCTTCGGCTCTCACTCCTTTAACCTTTAAAACATAAAATAAAATGGCGTGTACAGCTTTAACAAAAGGTAGAGGGCTTGATTGTAATAGAATATCAGGTGGAATTAAGTATGTTTACTTTTCCGTTTATGATAATTTTGCAAGATCAGATTGGGCTTATGACTCAACTCATCCACTAGAAATTGACACTATAAACTTTCAAACATCTACTATATATAGATATACTATGCCACTTGGTGTAGCATCTATCACCGACACTATAACAGGGTCTAGAGAAAACGGAACTATTTTCTATACTCCTACGGTTAATATCATACTTAATCGACTTACAAAAGAGGATCAGAATCAGATAAAATTATTAGGTCAAACTAAGGTTAGAATATTTGTTCAACTTAATGCAACTCATACAGCAACAGGAAATGATGTAATTATTTGTATGGGAATGATCAATGGAATGGAACTAAACGCAGGAACTATGGATAGTGGTGCTGCATTTGGTGACCGTAATGGTTACACTCTAACCTTTGATGGTTTAGAGCCAGAGCCTTTCGCTATGCTAGAGGATGTAGCAGCAGGTGGTGAGCCATTCTCTAACTCTGGAATTTCAGGATTAACAATAGATACTGATTAAAAAAATCTGTTATTAAAAGAAAATAATTAGTAGTTTTCATATATTCTTTGATTAGGGGGCTTTATGCCCTCTTTTCTTTTTTAAAGGCAAATAAATTCGGCACTTTTCTATTATATAGTAGAATGATACAAGCAATCACACAAACTAACCTAATTACTTACTTACAAACTGAGGACAATCGTATAGACACCTCAGTTAGTTCAGACAAGATTAGGCATCTAGTAAAATTTACTAATGATATGGACAAGTCAGTTCAATATGCTTATTCTACTGAGCATTTAATCTATGACAGATACACTAAGTTTGTTTTTGATTATAACGCTACTCCTGATGTTTATACAGGCAGAGTTGACTTTACACCAGCAGGATATTAC